TCGAACTAAAAGATTCTTTTGAGAACATGGGCGCACAAATGGTAAAAGAAGTTGCAAGCAAAACAGCAGATGTCACCGGTGACGGCACAACAACTGCAACCGTTCTTGCGCAAGCAATATTCAGAGAAGGTAATAAATACGTTACCGCTGGTGCTAACCCTATGGAACTCAAGCGCGGCATAGAAAGAGCAGTAGAGGCTGTTAATGAAAGCCTTAAAGACATGTCGATCGAGATAAGCAGCAAAATAGAAATTGAACAGATTGCTACAATCTCTGCTAATTCAGACTCCTTTATCGGAATGCAAATAGCAGATGCAATGGATAAAGTCGGACGAGATGGTGTTATTACTGTTGAAGAAGCAAAAGGGACAGAGAGCGAGCTTGAGATTGTTGAAGGAATGCAGTTTGATCGTGGCTACATCTCTCCATATTTTGTGACAAATAATGAAAAGATGGAATCTGTTCTTGAAAATCCAGTAATACTGTTGATGAACAAGAAGATATCTGCAATGAAAGAGTTATTACCTGTATTGGAGCACGTTGCAAAAGGTGGACGACCTCTTTTAATCGTCGCTGAAGATGTAGAAGGCGATGCTTTAACCACTCTTGTTGTCAATAAGATGCGTGGAACAATCAATGTTGCCGCAGTTAAGGCTCCTGGATTTGGTGATAGACAAAAAGAAATGTTAGAAGATATGGCTATATTAACTAACAGTCGTCTAATCAGCGCAGATTTAGGCGTTAAGAACGGAGCAATCGGTGTCTCTGATCTTGGATCAGCAAGAAAGGCTATTGTCACAAAAGATAGTTGTACTATTGTTGGTGGTGATGGTGCTGAAGCTGCTGTTTCAGACAGAGTTTTACAAATTCGTTCACAAATAAAAGATGCATTGTCAGACTATGACAAAGAAAAGCTTCAAAAACGTCTCGCAAAACTTTCTGGTGGCGTTGCTGTTATAAAAGTTGGAGCCGCAACAGAAATAGAACTAAAAGAGAAAAAAGATCGTATAGACGATGCATTACATGCAACTCGCGCAGCTGTTCAAGAAGGAATTGTTGCCGGTGGTGGTGTTGCGTTACTCCGCGCACAAGAGAAAGTTGCTGATTTAAGACTTGTCGGTGATGAAAAGCTTGGCGCAAACATTATTGAACGTGCGTTAGAAGAACCTCTACGCATTATTACAAGTAATGCAGGGCATGAAGCTTCAGTTATAGTTAATAAGGTTCGCTCAGAAACAGGAAATGCTGGGTTCGATGCCAGAAGAGGCCAATATGTTGATATGGTTGGAGCTGGAATCATTGATCCAACAAAAGTAGTGAGAGTATCACTGCAAAATGCAGCTTCAATTTCGAGCTTACTCTTAACAACAGAAGCATTAATTGCTGAAATACCTGAAGAGAAAAAAGAAGCAATGCCTTCTACTGAACAAAGAATGCAGGGAATGTACTAATAATATAATTGTGGGCCCAGCTCGGGCCCGCGACTATCTATGTTATAATGAAAATGACGTAATGAAGCCTCGTCACCTTTGTCTTATATAAGCGTATAGGGACTCGCAAACCCACGACGTACAAAAAGAATTCGTCACTCTTTAAGTAAATATGTCCGTGCATAGCAAGCATGGATTAACAAACTTAAGGAAATTCATGGCAATTACAACAACAAGCGTATTATCTCCGGCCGTCCAACAGTCATTTTCTATGAAACTTCTGGCGGTGGCCACCCCAAGTCTTATTCACCAAGTGGCTGCAGAGAAGAAGCGCATGCCCCGCAACGGTGGTGACACCCTACGTATGCGTCGCTATAATGCACTAGCAACAAGCATGGTCCCTCTTGGAAATTCCGGAGTGACTCCACCGCCTCAAACATTAACAGCTGTTAATATTGATGCAAAGATGTCTTTTTATGGCACATACATCTTGATTAATGAGCAAGTAACATTACAGGCACAAGATCCCGTTCTTAATGAAGCTGCTGCAAGACTAGGTGTTTCGCTCAGACAGACCCAGGATCAACTTAGTCGCGATATGCTCGCTTCAACCGCATCATTTATCAACGCTACAGGCGGTGTTAATGGTGATAACCCAACAGATTTATCAAGAGGCGACATTGACGCTGTTGTTCGTACATTATTAAATAATGATGCGCATACAATACTTGATAATATCGAAGGAGACGATAAATTCGGTACAGCACCTGTAAGGGACGCCTACTTCGCACTATGCAGCACAAACTTAAGTGGCGAATTAGACGGTATTACAGGATTTACACAGAAGAATAATTATCCTTCACCAATGAACGCTTTACGTTCTGAGTGGGGCGCAGTTGGAAACTTACGTTTCTTAATTTCTTCAGTTGGTTCTGTAAACCAAAATGCATCTAACTTAGGTGCTGATGTCTACAATATTTTCTGTGTTGGTATGCAAGCATATGCTTGTATCGAGCAAGACGGATACAGTGCAAACTTCATCTACAGACCACCTGTATATGATGGTCCATTAGCACTTAATGCTTCAGTTGGTTACAAATTTGCTGAAGTTCCAAGAATATTGAACGATTTATGGATCATTAACCTACGTTGCACATTGGAGTTTTAGTATGAATGGAACAACAATACAACAAGGTAGATTTACGTCTACAGCAACAGAAAAAACTTTAGTTGTTAGATCTGATATGGATTGGATTCAAACATACAACCTTACAGCAGCTGGCCTGCAAAAAGGTGTTGGGCGTCCAATTAAACTTTTCTGGCAACGTGGAATGGCTGCTGATTCTGCAATCACATTCAAAAAACAATCCTTAGTAGATACTATTGAGATGACTGCTCTAACAACAGGTGGATTTACCCTTGTTGATACAAGTAAAAGTCAACTTGGTGCTTTAGATTCAACAGTTACCGCTGTTTCAGCTGATGCTGTTCCAGAAGTAACCCTTACTTCAACGCTCGGCATTGAAAGTGGTGATATCGTTAGAATGTATAATATTGTTGGCGCTAAGCAGCTTGGTGGATATGATTTCACTGCAGCTCCTTCTGGTGCTACAACATTCGAATTAGCTTATATGGCTCAAATCGTTGCCGGTACAACTGGTGCAATGAGAGTTATTAAGAATGAAGAGTCGTTCTATCCTCATCATCGCTTTATCTCTAAGATTACACAGGCTGAATCAGCTGTTGTGACAATGACTGTGACGCATAAGTATACCGTTGGGCAAAAGATTCGTTTTGCTATTCCTGATGATTTTGGAATGACACAGTTGAATGGATTAGTTGCTACGATTACAGCTGTATCTACAGATCTTCTTACGAACGTTAATACAATAACAGTTAATGTTGATACAAGATCATTTACCGCTTTTGCATTCCCATTGACCGCTGTTTCTCCGTTCTCTCCTGCTTTAGTTATTCCTTTTGGAATGGGTGAAGGAGCAGATTATGCAAATCTTCTTACAGATGCAACAAGAGACACTGGTTTTATCGGTGTTCGCTTAGGTGCTTCTGATACATTCCAGAGTGCTGTTGGCGAAACTGGCGATGTTATTTATTGGACCGCTGGCAAGTCCTTCAGTGTCTCTAACACGTAAGGATTTACTATGGTAAATGAAACTATTATAAAGAGTGGTTATTTCTACTCAACAGGAGTTCCAAAAGACATAGACTTTGGAACCGAAGTTGATTGGATAACTGTTAACAATGCTGATACTGCTGCTGCTGTAGCAACTCCAGGAAGAGGCGTTGAGTTTTTTTGGCAACGTGGAATGGCAGATGATTCTGCTATAAATGTTATCAAGCTAGATGGTTTAAATACAGTAGAGATGACTGCTTCAACTGCTGATGGATTTATTCCATTAAACAGTGATGAGCATGCATATGGTGCTTTAACTGCTACGATTACTGATGTATCTAACGATGCAGTTCCATTAGTTTCTCTTGCAGCCGCTCACTCATTGCATGATGGCGATATCGTCAGATTGATAAACGTTCAGCTGGGACAACAGCTTGGTGGATATGACTTTACGGTTGATGTCACAGGTGCAGCATCGTTTGAATTAGCTTATATGGCTCAGATCGTTACTACTGATGGCGGATCTTTCTTGCCAATAAAATATGATTCAGCATTCTATCCTCGACATCGCTATATCTCTAAAGTAACGAAAGCAACACAAGCCGAATTAACTATGACTGTAACCAAC